GCATTAATACTTCCATCAAGACTCATTGGTGTTGGGACGCATACAAAACTTACATCAATATTTTCATCTTTGAGGTCTTGCACACTTGTACCTAATTTCGGGTCGATCAAATGTTTGTCAACTTTATAATTAGGAAATCCATAATCAACAGCACCGCCTACAAATCCAGCACCTACAATTGCCATGTTCAATATTTTGCTTTTCATAATTTATTTCCTATTTTGAGTTACATATTCTCTTAGATTGTATTTAGCATGCCAACCTAATGCGAGTGTTTTGTCCGTCAATAGAGGTGCCGCCATACGATTTCCCTTTCTTTCTGGCAGATACGCAACATCACTTTCAAACATTTCAGTTACTTCATTAACCGAATAAGACTGTGGACTTCCGATACCGTATTCATCACCGTGACCTTTTTCACCCACCATAATCAATGCTGATATAATATCATTAACGTGTGTAAAATTTCTAAGTTGTGTGCCGGGCAATACGACTTCCAATTCTAAACCGTGATTAGAAAGATTAAGATATTTTGCAATCAACGTGGCATATTTACCGTCTTTGATTTCACGAGGTCCATATACATTGTAAAAATATGTTATGGCATAATCAATGTTATTCCAACCGCAATACTGTTTAACTAAATCAGTATTTGATGCTTTCGACCACGCGTAAGGACTTTGAATATAATCTTCATCATCTACAAATTTTGTTGACGACCCAGCATAAATTAATTTTGCACCTGATTGCTCTACGAACCGCAATACTTCATACGTACCTAATTTGTTATATTCCCACACAAGGTCAATGTCAGTAAAACTTTGTTCAACGCGTGAATATTCACCGAGGTGATAAACGTAATCAAATTTTTCAAGATAAAAAATATCTGTTATGTTCACGGTTGAACCGAATATATAATCAACATCTTCGACATGATTATCTCTTGTGCCTGTAAAGTAATTGTCTAATGATGTAACAGCATGACCTTGTTTGGCAAGCGCCTCACATAAATGAGACCCTATAAATCCTGCGCCGCCCGTAACTAGTATTTTACTCATGTCCGTTTAATCTCCCTTCTGGGTATCGTAGTACAGAAAAATCTGGATTGATGAATTGATCTTCGGTATTCCATTTCTCAGCAAGTTGCATTCCATAGTTATCAACTTTGTTTTTCATTTCAACACCCTTAATGAGAATCGGTACATTTTGTCGAGCAGGCAAACCATATTTGTTCATCATCTTGTCTAACTTCATTTGATGATGAATTCTGCCGTATCGTTCTACAAGTTCTACGCAGTCTGGGTGCTGTTCATATAACATTTGTGATTTCTTCATTGCGGAATCATTGGCATAATTTTCATAGATTTCTGTAGTGTTTCCACCTTTCACAGTACCTGTTCCTAACTTTCCGCATAACGCATGATAAAATAACATCGTACAATAACCTTCTTTCATTGCTCGGATTGACAAATCAACGTCCTCGTTGTATCTTCCTCTCCAGCGAATGCCGATATCATTCTGTATTAATATACATGACATGCAGCGGGTATTCAATATGTAAGGTGGATATCTTTCCCCTTCAACAGCAAAGAATTTATAATGTAAACTTGCAAGAGCAATATTTTCATAACGGTCAACGAAGTCCTCATTCGAACTGAATATTGAACCACCTTCTTGAACGCGGTATCTTTTGTTCTGGTGCAATCTCCAAAATTCGCCGATGTTATCATCCATCAACCAATGCCTAGAAAATCCATTTTCCATAGAATGTTCCCAGCACCAATTTCTAGCAGGACCCGAACCTTTACCGTGATTGCTGAACGGCAGTTTCAATACTTTTGCAGGGTCGATAACTGAACAGTACGCGTCATATTCTTGTGGTTCTACTGCAATGTAATAAGGAACACCCATAGATTCAAGCGCTTTAGAAGTATGTCGTGTCTCCCAGCGTCCTTTCGAAATTATGTATATTGGATATCTAGGTAGATGTGGTTCGTTTTTGTCTTCGAGTACATAACGTTTTGTTGTATTTGCTTCGTTAGGTCTGTCCGGCCAATAGACGGCAGGAGTTTTCAAAGTCAATTTGTAGTTTAATTTCTCAGCGAATTCGGCACGTGCCTCTTTCGTCTTGAATTTTACAAGAACCTGTTTGTAATTGGATTTTGCTTTTTGTGTAAAGCAAGGGAGTCCAGCGGCATACCACTGTTTAAATGGGTCACGCCAGAAATTCTGCAACTCTGCCGCGTCTTCAATTATATCAACGTTAATCATTAATCATCACCTAAAAAGTCAAGTATACCTACCGAATCACCGTCACACTCATAAACAATATCAGACTTTTTAGGACTGATAATAATACCAGAAAGTTTTGTGAACAACGGAATATCTTCTTTTGTCTCAAAACTTACGATAAGTGTTTGCCAATCCTCTGGAAAGTCGGGGTCGACCTGTTTGTTATTTACTACGGAAGGTTTGTAATCCGATATATCTTCATCGATAAACTCACCCAATCCAGTAGATATTTTTGTCATATTCTTATCAGACATAAAAGATACTAGGTCTTCATAGTCTTGTGACGTATCAATATCGTAGTCTTTCATAATATATTATTTCCTCATTTGTTTAAGACGACCATTATACCACATTATCTTAGCAAAGTCAACCTTTATTTTCGTTTCCAGTGTAATTTTTTTCGTTTGAAGTTTTATCAGCAGTAGCACTGACATTCTTTAATGCAGCAATGGCAGATAAATCACCTTTGAATACATACGAACCGACATGATCTAGTTTCATCCATGGACACAACCACAACGACAGTCCTGATTTTCTAGATTGTTTGCAGAAATAATAATCCTCGGACAAATACCGTCTTGTCTCTGGGTCGATAACACAATCAAAATATGCTGTGATATCAGTGCTTCCGTCAAATTTTGCAGATCTAGCATGGTCGGGACGATAACTCTGTTCTGGATATGCGTCCTTATATGTATTTAGCGCGGTGCGAGGTATCAACATAAATCCAGTTCCTGCTTCCGCAACCTCAACTGGTTTTTTCATGTTAAAACTTTTCGTTCCTGCAATTGGATTGAATACATAATCCGAAGTAAATTTAGAAAGATTAAAAGGATTTTCAAGTGCGGCACCTTGTTCTGCGGCGGCAGCAACTTTTTCCCAAGCAATCGTCTTCTTAGGATATGGACCTGTTATGATATCACATCTACTAGGATCGCTTATCTGCAACCCTAACAAGGTTAAAACGTCCTTTGCTTCGAAACCAATATCAGCATCAATAAACATCAGGTGCGTACATTCAGACCGCATGAATTCATCAGTTATGTAGTTACGTGCTCTTTGAACCAAACTTTCATTAAATAGATAATAAAATTGTACGTGTATTCCGTTCTTGGCACAAATCATTGCTAATTCGTTCGTTGACTTTGTATACATTCCCGTACACTGACCACCGTACATCGGCGTACCGATGAACAGTGAATATTGACGTAGTTTTTCCAGATTCAATTTATGTGGTTGTTCGTCACTCATTATATGTTCACCTGTTCTAATCCTGCTTCTCCACGAGCAATCGCCTGTAATCTCATTACATCTGCCCATACGTCCCACGAACTGTCGTGCTTTTTGAAAACCTGATTCCATTTATCTTCATCTGCAACTGGACAGAATCCGTTATTTTTAGGAAAATCAAATTTCGCATCAATCCAAGTTCGAGTATCTCGTACTGCCCAATGAGGTAACTTGCTTTCAACATGATTAATTTTGCCTTGTGAACGAAATAATCTTGCAAGAATAACGGGGTCGAATGAATTGGAACGTGACCACCAATGAGTAATCTTAGGTGATTCTGTCAATATATCCATGAAGGACTGGCAGAAATCAGCAACGGATAAATCATTTGCTTTATTGGGTTTGATTTTTGCACGAACATCAGCGGGAAGTCCTGCCCAGAAATCTAAAGTTTCTTGTGAGATTTTGAAACCGTAATCTTTCACTTGTTCCGCGACCGATAATTTAAGTCGTTTTGCTTCTAATACGTGTTTCAGTTTATAAGGTTCGTCTGAAACAAATTTATCCCAACTGAAAACGAATACAGCGCAATCTATTACGGCGCATTCTGTACTGTTTGCTGACATGGTTTCAAAGTCAATTATTATATCGGTCTTGTTTGGTTTCATATTATATTGTTACCTTTTTGATTAATTTAAGACGACCATTATAACATACAATGGTCGCCGTGTCAAACGTTATTTAGTCTTTACATGAAAAAATCTTCTAACGTGTCGATTTGTTCTGCTGACCAACCGATTGCAGTAGTAACAGCAATCATCGGGTCTAGGAAAACCTTGTTAAATTGAATGTCATAATCAATATATTTGTCAAGTCCTAGTTCCGGTGGAAGTCCAGTCGTGAAAGCAATAACGTTCTGTTTAATAGGATTAGGTAATTTAAGATATACAATTTTAACCTTGTCACCACTTTTAATCTTCTCATATTTGTTCGCAAGTCCTGCCTCTTCTAGTGCGTGATTGAACAACAGCGAACCCCTAACGTGAATCGGGCATGTCAGTCCTTGCTTGATTATTGTATCTTTGTCGTAATGTTTATCAATGTCATTTGTACCCATCGTTTTTGCAACATCGACAGCAGGCATACTGTAGAATTCATCTCTGAAATTCTTTATGAATTGTTGTGCATCCGATTCAGTACCGTTCATAATAACAGTGAAGAACTTCTTCATTTTGTCACGACACATTTGCGGTGTTGAAGCACTGACAGATTGTAATCCGGTAACAGAAAGTTTAGGTTCGTCATAATGAACCCCTTCACTGTTTAACGTATTCATTATGTAACGTTTCTTAGCAACGAAAACACATTTATCTGTTATCTTCTCGCGTTTCATCACCATCGCATTACGGTAAGAACCTGTATACGCAGCAAGTTTTTCGTAACCGTCTTCGATAACTTTTTCTATCTGTTCACCACAAATCTTATCAAGGAATTTTTCACCCTTGTCTCGGTCGATATCAACAGTCCCAAATACGGACTTTATCAACGGAGCAAAGTCAACATAAATCGAGTCCGTATCGATATAAATTATGTAATCAAAGTCCTTGGTCTTCAATATACGATTTAGATAAGTATTCACTGATTGTTCAGCATATCGGATTGATAATTGACCCGACGTGGTAATTGCCTCTGCCATTTCTCCAATGAAATATAAGAAGTATTTGTTTGCGGTCGCACCATACAAACTGTTCATAGCAATCTTTATTGCCATTTGCTGATTGTGAAGATTGCTGATCACGCGTTTTAATTGTTTGCGTTTTTCTGGGTCTGCCTCGACCTCATAATCAGATTCAAAACCTAACATTTTCTGTTTTATTACACTACGATTGGCATAATATTCTGAAATAATACCTGGTATCAGACCTAATTTTGTATTATCAAAACATGCACCGTTTGCAGCAACCGACATATTTTTGTTGTTGTTCTGATATTTACCAGCAAGTATTTCTTCTTGTGTGACGTATTCATATTCACCCTTCAAAAAGGTTTCTGGACTCATATTGTATTGCATCATTAAATGCGGATACAGTGAGTTCAAGTCGAATGATACTGCCCATTTGTGCATTCCAACTTTCGGCGCCTTAACGTAACCGCCTACAAGGTCTGCAAGTGCGTGACCGGGTCCACCTTTCAGTGGTGGAACAACTTTATCTTTCATCAAACGACGATAGATTGTACTTTCCCAAATCCCCACAGTTCCGAAAGCATCGGAATAATTCACACCTCCAGAATATGCAACAGTCATAACCAATGCGAGCAGACCAGATTCTTCTTCGAATCTATGTATCAACCATGTATCCTTCAAGTTATAATCAAGATACAATTGAGCATTTTCTTCATACAATGTAGTCAGCGTACCGTATTCAGAATAATCAAGTTTATTCTCACCGAGAATAACTTCTGCAATTGCATCAAGTTTAAATGATGCTTGAGGACCATATTTGTAACCAAACTTTTTGAACGCGTCCATATAATCGACAATCGCAACGCCTGAGATGGTATAGGTAGAAGCAGGTTTGTTGAATATTTCGCGTGTCGTCATTCTAATACTGTTCCACGGTGAAAGTTGTTTTGCTTTCGCGTCTCCAAGTACTCGCATAATACGCGTGACAATATACATGATATCAAAATATTCTACGTTCCAACCAGTTACCATGTCTGGATAATCTGCTTTCCATAAATCAACGAACCGAGTCAGTAATTTTGCCTCGTTCTCAAATTTCACAAAAACGATATCTTCAACTGGAATGTCAAGTAATGTCTTATGTTTATCGTAATCTTTTTGTCCCAGCAAGAAGTATTTTTCTGACCTTGAAGACTTGTAGGCAATCGATGTTACCGCTTTGTCGGCAGTATCCACATTAGGGTACGTGTTACCTGGTACAGCATAGCAAGTATCTTTGTAGGTTACCCAACGTTTAGTCTTCTCGCAATATATTTCATAATCATCATCGTTAAATCCCTCGGTCGCTCTTTGAGATTTATATTCACCCAATGTAATAGTTTGTTCACTCATTTTATAAATTCTCCGCCTATCATTTTTGCTCTAGTTTCATAATCTTTTAAATTCTTTATGTCAAAAGGTATCTCGATATGCCATAATATCTCAGCATTAAACTTAATAATCTGTTTTGACCAAGGACAATAGAACATTGTATCACGTTTAGCATCATTTGTCAACATATGAATTCCTATATCCAGTAAATCTAGTTATCATTCTGTCAGAATATTGTTTTTCTATTATATACGCTTGAAATTCCGCATCAGTCATGCCAGAAAATTTAGCACCCATTATTTCTTTTTGATTCGATTTCTTACCCTTTTTACCTTCTGATATTTTTTTGCCTCTCTCTACATGGTCACACGAACCGAAGGAATTTTTACTTCGTTCCGACAATTCAGACTTTGAAAGTTTATTTAAAGATTGCTTTACACTAGCAGATCGTTTTTCTTCTATTTTTTTATCAAATATTCTATGACCGTGTAAAAATTCTTGTGTGCGTTTAGTATCAGTAATGAATGTACCGCCACAACCACATGAACATATACGCACATCATAACAAATTAATTTTCTGGTTTGCGGATTCAAATTATAATATTCCTTCATTGTAGTTGACTGTTGATTTCGAAACTCAGGACATTTAGAATGGTGATTGAGTTTGAATTCTCTACTCCAGTTCTCTCTAGCATAACGGAATGAATGAGAATTTATTTTTCGTTCATCTGTGTTACCTACACACATAATATTAAATGCAGCGGCCATCTTAAATTTGTGGTTTTTGTCTACGAATTTTGTCAGCAACCAATGACAAATGAAGTGCTCTCTTGCGGTAAGAAAAACTAAATTATCAGCATCGTCATTTCCACCAAGAGATTTAGGTATTATATGATGATTTTCATAATAACCTTCGCCATTTATTCTCGCCTTTGCTTTGAAAACTATTGCATCATATATTTTTTTATAGTTCATAATGTCTACCTCGATATCGAACTGTATGTTTATTTATAATATTCAATGTTTCAACATAGAGGTAGACTTCGATTTATTTTTGTTTTCTGCGAATCTTCATTTTATGTGAATCCTTAAAACCATCGTCTGAAATATCAACTTCAATGTCAAATGATGCTATGTTAATGTCGTGTACGTTGAATTCGATATCGTCTGGATATCTTTCTTGTATGAATTGCTGTACGAAATTTGTATTGCCGCAGATTTTAAAATTAGCAACGTCCTTGTATTGTTCGCTGAATTCTTTTGCTTCTTTCATCGAATCAAATTTCTTACCCGCGACACCCGCACCCTCCGTCAGTGTCGTGTGTGTTGTCTTCTTGCCAGGTGCTGGCATATATAATGACGGTTTGAACGGCACCTTGTGTGCGAAGCGCTCGCCGTCTTGATAACCGCGCCATAATATGTTGTTGCCGTGTCGTTCTACTGATGTGTAAAAATTGCTCATGTTTCTTCCTTCATTTCAAGATTGCACCATTATATACCATTTCGTTGCTCGTGTCAACCACTTTCTCAGATTGATTTGTTGCAAATATAAATCATCCAGTAACTGCCGCCTTCGCGTGACTGTGGACTGTCAACATACGAATCGTGCATCTTCTGTGCGTCTTGTGGAAACATAAATTTTATTTTCTCTGCTGGGAATCTTGAAAGAAAATTATCTCTAAATTTCTTAAACAATTCAGTGGCACCTTCAAAAGAGTCTATGTGTATTTCTAACGCAATATGCTTGACGTTGTTAGCAATGTACTCATAATTCTCGTCTATCAGCACACCATATTCACCACCTTCACAATCCATTTTCAAGAAATCAATTTTTTCAATATTGTACATGGCGATAATATCTTTAAAACTTCTAACACGAATATTATTTTTATCAAAATCTGGGTCGCCGTCTGTGTGGATATGTTCTTTAAACTTTTCACCATCTTTCGGGTCCCCTATCAGACATTGAATAGGTATAACTGGGCATTCTACTTTGTTGACGATATGAGGCAACGCATTCCGCATAGTAGTCTCAAGCAACTTAATGTTAGGTTCAATCGCGTAAACTTTCGACGCACCTAAATCCAATGCATGACACGTAAACATGCCGATATTTGCTCCAATGTCCATGACAACATCACCGGGGTGTACTGCATAAAACCAATCATAATCTTTTCGTATAAAAAATTCGTGAAATAATAACGCAACGTGGTGCATATTATTAGCACCCTCAAGGTTAAATTCCTTTGTCAATGTTTTAATCATGTATTTTTCCTTGTAATTTATAGCAGACGATTTGGTAACCTGACGGAAACGATTCTAATAATTCTTCAACGACTGCCCAATCTCCGCCAGCGCGATCACATGCCATTTTATACGGCACGCCTATTCTGAGTGGTTTTTCATAATTGGGTATTAACAGTTGTATAACGGATCTAATTCCTTTTGCAAGCGCACCGTAATGGCACTGTCTTTTGTCGCGTCCAATATCAAGTTGTGCTATTAAATTTATAACACCAGAATCAATTATCGCGCTTCCGAGCGAATTTACAGGGCCAATACCTCTACAGTAAGCATTATATCTTTCATACGTATCTGGTACGCTATTTTTTATTTGCAATGCAATACCGCTGCCCATGACTCCCTTTGTATTACAGCAGTGCATCAAAAAGTCAATCTCATTATTCTTTAATGCAAGTACAGCATCGCCGCGTAAGTGTATCAATTTATTCATAATATATTCCTTAAATAGATATTTCGCTAAAGTTTTTAATCTTAGCA